AAGTCACCGCATTTTCTTCTCCAGACACTGGAGCAGGGTATGACACCCAAGCGTTAAGAGATGATCTTTATTTAATGAAAAGCAAACTAGGAAAACTTTTATAATGTCACTTGATGATAGCGGATTAAAGAACGATATTGAGTCTGTTTTAGACCACCACACGGCAGACGAATCAGATAGTCCAGATACTACTGATGATTTTGCTGCTAGTTTAACTGACGCAATTATAGGGTATTTAGGAGATGTAGTGATAGATTATCCTCCAGCGCCAGGACTACAGCCCGCTGCGCCATCACCAATTCCAGACCCCTCTTTCTCAAGCGGGGATGCAACTCCAATAGTCCCGCCAGATTCTATGGCTAGCGCGCTGGAAGCTGGAATTGCTGCTAGCATCGCCGCAAGTGACCCGGACTCTGCCAGTGCTTCTAATTGGGCTCCTGCTGATGCTGCATACACTGCTGTGTTAGTAGCAATTGGAGCTGCTTGGCAAACAAATGATGGCTACATATCAACAGGCGCCACGGTTCCAGGGCCAATGGTTGGTTTTGATAGTGCTTGGTCAGTCGGAATGGATGGCGGTTCGGTGTCAGACGTTGCCCAAGATCTTGCAGATAGAATACATAGCGCAACAACTGCAGCAATGTTTACTGGAGCATATTTAAAAGGCGGATTCATCGGCCCAGCGCCTCATGTTTCTGCACTTTCGTAATGATAATAAATCTTAATGAGAAAATGCTAAGATAGATAATTAATTATGGTAAAAGGGTTACTTGTATGGCCGAGCAAAATCAAAATTATAAAGTGTACGATTTCCAGTCGGTTGGTGAGTCTTTAGAAAGCTACCGAGAAAATCGAAGACTGGGTGAAGCTACTCCTGTACCAGTTGGAATAAAGACTCCCATGCAGCTAGCCACGGCAGAGGGCGGCTTGTTCGTGATGAACTATGATCTCACTGCGCAGATAAAAGATAACTTCAAAAACCTGATTCTTACTAATCACGGTGACCGTCTTGGACTCTATGATTATGGAGCCAATCTACAAGAGCTCACGATGGAGCTTGGTGGTGAGCAGTTTGATAATGAAGCTATCAGAAGAATTAAAGTTGCCGCGGCAAAATACATGCCATATCTAAATCTCAGCACATTTGAACCTATGATAGCAAATGACGAGACTCAGCCGAGCGGAATATCTATGATAGGACTTCGCATAACGTATTCAATTCCACTAGCGGCCAGCGCAACTCAACAAATCGAAGTAATATTATATACAGCAGGATAAATCAATGGCATCTAATAATGTAAGTAAGACAAATGGTAAAAGTTACTTGGCGAAAGATTTTAATTCTTTTCGTACAGACCTTACAACTTATGCAAGAAATTACTTTTCAGATCAAATTACAGATTTTTCTGAAGCTGGCTTGGGAGGAATGTTTGTAGAGCTGGCAGCTTTTGTCGGCGATACAATGTCTTTTTACCTTGATCACCAGTTTAATGAATTAAATCCATCGACTGCTACAGAAGTTCGAAACATTCAAAACCACGCAAAAAATGTGGGAGTAAAAGTTGTGGGTGCTGCTCCAGCTGTAGCAAATATTACTTTTTATATAGAAGTTCCAGCTACCATTCTTTCCGATTTAACTTACTTTCCAGACGAAACTGCATTTCCTATAGTAAAAACAGGCACTATACTATTATCTTCTACGGGCGTAACTTTTACTTTAACTGAAGATTTGGATTTCTCTGAAAGAAACGTAGATGATGTTCTTCAAGCCGCATATACAATTTCTACTACAGATAGCAATGGAAATCCCACTCATTATATTCTTACTCGAGATTTAGAGTGTGTCTCAGGAACAATAAGAAAAGACAGCTATAATCTTGGCAGTGTTTTAGTGCCATTTAGGAGAATAGCGTTAACGCGCCCCGACGTGACTCAAATTATAAATGTTCGAGATACATCTGGAAATGAATATTATGAAGTAGAATCTCTGACACAAGATACTGTGTTTACCAGAGTCCAGAATTTAGATGAAGATAGGGATAATGTATCTGATAATTTAGCAATTATTGCAGCTCCCTATCGTTATATAACAGCAGTAGATTTCACCACGCGATTGTCGACCATTCAATTTGGATCGGGAGATGCTACCACTACAGATGATGACATAATTGCAGACCCCAGCGATTTAGCTCTACCGCTCTATGGAAAAAAGACATTTTCACGTTTTTCTATTGATCCTAATTCGCTTTTAAAGACAAGTACGCTTGGAATATCTCCTGTTAATACTACAATCTCTGTAGAATATCGCTTCGGAGGTGGAATAAGCCACAATGTTTCTGCAGAATCTATTAGAACAGTTACGTCTTTGCAGCTTATGTTCCCGCGATCACCTTCTTCTGACATTCAAAATGCAGTTATCAAATCTTTTGATGTTAAAAATGTGGCAAGTGCGTCTGGTGGCGCGCCAGCCCTGACAATAGAAGAGCTGCGTGGTCTTATCAGCCCTGCTAGAAATCAGCAGTCAAGAATAGTCACGCAGCAAGATCTTCTGGCAAGAATATACACGCTGCCAGCTATTTTTGGCAGGGTCTATCGAGCTGGTTTAAGAAAGAATGAAGAAAATCCACTTTCTACTGAACTATATCTTATTTGCAGAGACAAAAACCTGAATTTAGTAATTCCTCCAGACGCTCTTAAAAAGAATCTAAGACTTTATTTAAATGAGTTCAGGTTAATCTCAGATGCGGTAGACGTTTTAGACGCTTCTGTGATCAACTACAAAATTAATTTTAGCGTTGTCGTTACTCCAACATCTAATAAGAGTACTGTCCTTGCTGCTGTTATAAGCGCGATCAAAAGTGCCAGTGATATAAAATACTTTCAAATCGATCAGCCTATAGTTGAAGCAGATATTATTAATGCAATAATTAATGCTGCGGGCGTTCTTTCTTTAATATCTTTAGACTTTAATAATGCATATGGAGTAGTTGGAAATAAAACATACTCTGATTATGATTTTGATATGACAGCAAATCTTTACAAGGGAATGATTATCGGTCCTCCTGGTTCTATATTTGAAATCAAATATCCAGATACTGATATTACCGGAACTGCGGAGTAACGAATGTATTTAATTTTAACAGCTAGCGCAGACACCTATATTACGGATAAAGTCATAGATAATGATTATCGCGCAATGGATGCTAACGTCGGTTATGCGGGAACAATTGATATTTTTAAATTGTTTGATGAATCTATTTGGATTTCGGGCTCTACGAGGATAACAGGATCAGTATCTGAGATTTCTCGAGCTCTTCTTGAGTTCGATTGGGATCAAGTAAAGACCCTCACGGGCTCAAGCTTAGATCTTAATTCTTCTAAGTTCCACGCCAGACTTAAAATGTTTGATATCATGGGAGGTCAAGCAACTCCTTCTTATTTTTATCTGATTGCTTATCCTTTATCTAAATCATTTTCAGAAGGAATTGGCCGAGATGTTGCATCTTTTGGAGATCTAGACGTTGCTAATTTTATAACAGCATCAGTAACTAATAGCACAGTCAGTGCGTGGAATCTATCTGGCGCAAATAGAGGCGGATTGCTTGGTGATACGGATATAGATTATATTTCTTCAGGTACATCAGCGAGTCCCGGCTTTTCTTCTTATATTGATTTTGGTTCATCGCAGTATTTTAAGAAAGGAAATGAAGATTTAGATATTAATATCACCACTTATGCCAGTGCTGCAATCGCCGGCCAACTTCCAGACTGCGGCCTGCGTTTATCTTTTTCAGGTTCAAATGACACTGATAACAAAACTAGATTTGTTAAAAGATTTGCATCTCGCCACTCGTCTAATCCGCTCAAAGTTCCGCAGCTCCACCTAATGTGGGATGATAGCGTTGAAGATAACAATCAAGATTTTGTATTCGACTCTAGCGGATCTCTGTTTTTAAGGAATTATGTAAGAGGAGTTCCTACAAATTTAGTTTCAGGAACTGCAGGATCGGCAATATCTGGAGATGATTCTATAATATTGCAACTCCAGATTCAAAATTATAAAAAATTCATAACGGGTTCTCAGCACAAAGCTGGTACGGATTCCACAGCAATTGCGGGCCTGTATTCTGCTTCTTTTGCGATGTCTACTTTTGATGCAACAACAGTGAATTCATCTAATGAAACTTTTGTAGATTTAATAAACAAGAGCGGCTCTATTACTTTTGATGCATATTGGATTTCTACTGATGAGTCCGTGGGTTATCATACGGGTTCACTAGAAATTTTTCCATCTAGAAAAACAGCTTTCAAAAGACAGCCATCCGATCTTCTCTTCCGCTTCACTAATTTAGAGACTCAATATTCTCAAGACGATGACATATTTCTCAGCGTGTTTGTTGAAGATTTTTCTGAAGATGAAAAAGTATATAAGGTTCCATACTCTAAAGAGAGTATCAGCTTAAGCAAAGTTTATTATAGAATAAAAGAAGCTTCTACTGGAACAATTATGGTTCCATTCGATTCAGTAAGAGAATCTACTAAGCTTTCTGCGGATGGCAGCGGTCTTTCCTTTTACTTTAAAATGTCCAGCTTGCCAAAGGGTTATGTATATTATTTTGACTTGTTAGTTAAAGATTATGCAGAAACTCGAGTTTATAATGAGGCAAGCGGCAAGTTTAAGGTAATTTAATGGGTAACACTTTTTCAAATGGAAATTTGTTTTCACCCGCCATCATTCAAAAAGCTCTTGAAGGATCTGGCGCGGTAATAGATGCAAATTTAGAAAATTATTCCGGTTCTAATATTACCGGAAGTAATTCTTACTTGTTTGACGACCCGGGCGGTCCACTTAAATCCACTCAACAGATTCCATTAGATTGGTCAAAATTTGAAAACCACACATTTTTTAATTCAGCAGAATCTAAAGTAAACGTTGCTTTTGATTCCATCATCAATTTCTATCCTTTCGATGGAACTAACGATGAAGTTCAAACTTTCTTAGATACGCTTAGTGGATATGAAAAATATATTTTTGATAGATTTCCTAAGCAGCTTGGTTATTTGCTTTTTTCTGGAACTCAAAAAAGCGAAGACCCAGAAAATCTTTTTGCACCTGAACTGGGAACTTGGATTGGCGTAAATGATGTAGCTGGCTCTTTATATCCTTCTCTTTCTAAGGATACTTCTGGAGCTAACATATTAAATCCAGGCACAAGATCTATTTCTTTTCAATTTTTTATTAATTTCCCTCCAGAAGAAGGAGATGTACAGACAATATATCAAAAATTAGCACTTGATTCTAATCAAGGTATTTCGCTTTATGTGTCTGCATCAAATTCTACTCATGCTGATTTGAGATTTATAGCGTCTAGCGGGTCTAGCGCAATGTCAGCTAGCTGTCTTGTGCCTAAAAATGAGTTCCTTCACCTAACCACTCTTTTTGATAGGGAAGCTTCAGGACTTTCTACTCTAAAGATTTATAAATCTGGAAGCTTAATAGCGACTTCTTCTAATACTGCGACGTTTGGCATTTTAGATTTTTCTTCTAGCAACTTATCGTTAGGATCGGGATCAGCTCAATCTTTAGGATCATTAGATTCTGGCAATATAGAACCAATGGTTACTTTAAGCGCTTCTCTAGATGATTTTAGGTGTTATCATGGAGGCAGAACTCCGAGAGATATAAGAGCTGATTATTTAACAAACGCCGCTCCAAGCCACGCGCTGAGGCTTTATTATAGATTTAATGAAGCCTCGGGTTCTTATGTTAATAATGGAGTAGTTTTAGATAGTTCTGGAAATTCTCTTCATTCAGAAATTAAGAACTTTAATTCTTCTTCTAGGGATTATAGGATGGGAACTCCGCCACTTTCTCTTGAAAGAGCAGAAGTTAATCCAGTTCTATTTCCAGGGAATTCATATGTGGCTTCGCTGAATCAAGATCTTCTAGCAGAAGCATCTCAATACGATAGTAATAATCCAAATCTCATTACTCGTCTAATTCCAGAGCATTATCTTCTAGAGTCTAATTTAGTAGAAGGATTTTCAGATAGTTTTGCAGATACAGGAGCAGATTATAGTTACTCCATCGATTTTCCCGGAGGAGGAAAAATTGGCCAGCCCCAAATTATTGCTTCTTTGTTATTTACTTGGGCTAAATTTTTTGACGAAATAAAACTCTTTATAGATCAGTTTGGAAATTTATTGAAAGTAGACTATGATGATACTGGGACTATTTCTGATTGGTTACTTCCATTTTTAGCCAAGTATTACGGATTTGTTCTCCCAAATAATTTTTCTAATGCGACATACGGTCAATATTTACTGGGAGAAAATTTAAGTGCAGATCCTGGAATATCTTCCCAGAGCCTTTTGCAAGTTCAAACTGAGATTTGGCGTCGAATTATGGTTAATCTTAATTCTATTATAAGGTCTAAAGGCACAATATCCGCGATCAAATCAGTTATGCGAGCTGCAGGTATTAATCCAGATACTATGTTTAGGTTTAGAGAGTTCGGCGGATCTCGCACTATAACAACTTCAGACGCTAGAAGAAATCGTTCCGAAACAGCTTCTTTACTATTCATGACTGCGTCTACGGCCAAGCTTATTTCTCCATATTTAAGCTCTTCTAGAAAATCTCCGGGCTTTCCTTATGCTTCAGATTCTGTTAATCCACGGCCAAGTGATGGCTTGTTGACAAGCGGATCTTGGACATTCGAGAGTCTGTATCAATGGGATTTAGACTTAGGTAATATTGAACCATTAACTCAGAGTCTAGCTAGATTCTGGATAACTGGCGCTAATTGGGCTGCAGAATCGCCCGGCGGATTAGTCTCAAATTTGGTTGCGTATGGTACGGGAACAATTAATTATCAGACAGGATCACTCAAACTATTCTGCAGGCCTGGATCGGCAGACGATGCTCCGGTTATGGAATTGCTTCTTACTGGCGTTAATAATTTTGATAAAGATCGATGGCATATTTCTTTTGGAAGAAATGTTGGCTCTGCCACTGGTTCTTTTACTACAGCTTCTTATTTTGTTAGAGCAGCTAAAGCTTCTAACGGTGAGATAACGCAGTATCACCAAACGTCTTCCATAACAAACTTGGGGCCGAATGAACATGACACCTTATCTCAATTAACTGAAGATTTTAATATTTCTGGATCCTATTTTGAAATGGGAACAAAGTCAGGAGATATCGCGATGGTAACTTCTGGAAATAAATTTTTAAATTCTTCTACAATCGTAACTGATAATAATGCTAGGTCGACAAGCTTACAAGCTAAAGTCGCAGCAATTAGATTCTGGTCAAAAGCCCTAACAGAAAAAGAAACAAAAGAACACACAAGAAACTTCAAGAGTCTGGGCGTCGAAGATCCACAAATTAATTTTAACTTTGTGACAGCGGCATCAGGATCTTGGGAAAGATTAAGAGTTGACGCTAGCACAGATCAGCAAGTTACTGAATCTAATTCTTCTGGTGAGCTTCATATCTTTGATTTTTCGCAAAACAACTTTCAACTTACTGGAAGCGGATTTGAAAATTCTAGCCGAATAATTTATCCAGCACTTTTCAGATATTCAATTTTAGATCCCAGCTTTGATGAAAGAAGTGCTGAAAATAAAATAAGAATCCGAGGATTTCAGCAGGATATTAACATTCACGAATTTAATGCTTTGAAATCGCCAATAAGGCGAATTGAGCCTGGCCAGCCAACTCTAGATGATTCTAGATTTAGCATAGAAATTTCAGCAGTTCAAGCTCTGAATGAAGACATTATGAATATTTTAGCCAGTCTTGATTGGATGGACAGCGCTATTGGAAATCCAGAACTACAATTTGCTTCAGATTATCCAGCTCTTAGTAATTTAAGAGAAGTTTATTTTCAGCGGCTAACAAATAAGATTAATTTTAGTAATTTGTTTCTTTTTTATAAGTGGTTCGATGATTCTCTTTCGGTCATAATAGAGCGATTAGTTCCAAGAACCACTAAATATATGGGAATAAATTTTGTAATTGAGTCTCACTTTCTAGAAAGGCCGAAGTTTAGAAACATGAACAACAGCATCTATTTGCCAGCAGCAGATAGAAGAGATATTAACGACGAGTTGCTTATAGCAGTATTAAGCGGACTTTTGAAGAGGTTTTAATGGCATACGATCCCGATTTTTGGCAAAAACAAGGCAAGGTTTATCCAGCGCTGAGTTCTTCTATTCAATATACGCAAGGTCATTCTGTTAAAAATAACTGGTTTGCGCAGCGCACTCTTCCTTTACTTGGCCGAGGAGAAAATAATCTCTGGCATAGATCTGTCACGTCTTCAGCAGCCACAGCTAAAATAATTGCAATAGGCTCTAATACAGATTTTACTCGCATCCTAGTAATTACGGCCGCAGACTATACAAGTGTTACTTTCGTCGCTGGAAATGCAGAAGTTCTAGCTACGGGCACTTTTACAAGTAATTCTACAGCTGCTATAGCAGCTACTTCTCTAGCTGCATGTATCAATGCTTCTAGCTTATATGGAAAAATATCTGTCTCAGATGTGGGAGACGGTACTTTGGTTCTGACACAAGTTAAAACTGGAAAGACTGG